GCGCACTTATCGAGGCGACGCGGGACGCGGCGTTCCGTGAACGCATCGGCACCAAGAAGGCGGGCGAAGTCCCGGCGTCGTGGGTACTGGATGCGAGCGAGTTTACCGAAGAACAGCGGCGCCGCTTCGTGATCGTGGACAACGCGCCGGACGGGATGTCAGGTGAATGGGACTGGGACATGCTGGCGAATGAATTTGATGTGAGTTGGCTGAACGACTTGGGAATACACGACTTTATCGTGGACACAATAGATAGAGACGGGGATTTTAGGGCAGGCACATCGCCGTGGGAACGGATGGACGGTGATGGAAAAGACGGAATAATGTTTACGCTTGGAGCAATACACGCAAAGATAACAAATGAAACGTATGTAGCATTTGCAAAAACAGTTCCCGATAATGTGCAAGAATACATAACGCAGGTATTACAAAATGCGTGTCGCAATCATTGACGCATGTATACCACTAACAAAGCAAGAATCACAAGGGATGGCGGCGTTATGGTTACGGTATGAACTTTTAAAATACAAGATTGATATATGCCCCATAGAATCAGCGGATGCCATCTTTATTACCTGTGTCGCTCCAGAGCAATATAAATTAGTTGCACGGATAAAGAGGGAGTATAAGACAAAGCGTGTATATGTTGGCGGCTCCGCTTCGACGACGCCAACGATATTTATAGAACATTGCAATGGTGTTTGTGTCGGCGATGGACAGAAATTTATTAGCACAATGGCAACATGCGGTATTGAAGCAGCAGAGGCTATTTCAAACATTTTAACAAAAGACAAACAAGCGGTAACAGTAGATCAATCATTTCCTTATGACGCGCCACCAATACAATGTGAAGACGGCGCATACAGACTATGGTGCGGCCGTGGATGTAAAAATAAGTGTATGTTTTGTCAAACAGGATGGGCTTATGAGTATTCAGAAAATCCGAATCCTACAAAATTAATTCATGATGCAAAATCACTATTAAAGGCTGGAAAGCGCATAAATTATTTGTCAAACGATACTACACAGCATTCATTTCATGATCTTTTACCAAATGTAGCGCATGGTAGTTTTTCATTCAAGTATATGCAGAGGTATGGACTTCCTGCCGCACGTCAGGTGCGTCTGGGCGTCGAGGGTGTTTCGGAGCGATTGCGTAAATTAATGTTAAAGCCAATCTCACATTCCGATCTTGTTAAGTGTACCGCATGGCTAAACGCAAATGGACGATCTGTGAGATGGTTTATGATCGCTGGGCTTCCGACAGAAACATCACATGACTGGGAAGAACTAAAACAAGCAATACAGGAGTGGAAGTCGATAACACAGAAGGGCGTTCTTGCTGTGTCATTTACGGCATGGAGGCCCAGTCCCGCTACACCTATAGGAATATTTCCAATATCAGATGAATATCATGAACATTTCCTAAAATTTAAGGAGTGGTTTTTTACAGGCAAAGGTTGGTCTAACCGTGTAAAGATAATGTTTCCGCAAGACCCCAAAAATCGCATATTAAGCGCACTGGCTGAAATGAATACGACCAAAGAATCCTTATATCATGGAGGTGATTGGGGGCCGAATAATATCGTTGAATACCCCTACAAAACGCAACGGAATACATTATCAAATAGGCTAATAAATGCCCCGCAAAACCCGCTATGAAATAGAGGCTGAAACTGAATGACTGACGCGCCGGAACAAAAAGTATACAACCATAAGAGTTCCAAGACGGACGCGAAGCGGATAGTAATTCTCAAGCGCAACGCGGAAATTATCGCGCTGCGTAATGCCGGGCTGACGACGCAGCAGATCAGTGACCGGGTGCATATTCACCGCAGCGAGGTATGCCGCACGATTAAGGCTTACCTTGCTGAGATACGCGCGGAGGGCTGGCACGAGGCTGAGATGCTGCGGTCCCGCGACAACGACACGCTGGACCAGTTGCAGGCGAAGTATTACCCGTTGGCGATGCAGGGTGACCGGAAGGCGGGCGAGTTGGTGCTAAAGATTCTGACGCGTCGGGCGATGTTGAACGGGCTGGACGCGGCGCAGAAACTGGAAATAGAGCTGCCGAGCGATTATGATTTGATCAAGAAAAAGTACCAGGAGTTGATCGAGCGCAAGGCACGCGCGCTGATGACGGTTGAGACGACGGCGTCTGAGATAGACCGGGATTTATTGTCGTATGGAACCTAACAAAAAGCACGTCATAGATTCTGAGGGCTACCGGGAATATTTGGGCATGGCCGCGGCGGTGTTCGACTGGAAATCGTGGGCGCGCCCGGAGCAGTTGATGCCGGAGGGTGATTGGCATATTTGGTTTATTAAGGCGGGGCGCGGCTGGGGCAAGACGCGCACGGGTGCGGAGGCGATACGTTCATTACAGGCGTTTGGTTATGGGCGGTTCCATTTAGTGGGCCGCACATCGGCGGATGTGCGCGACACGATGATAGAGGGCGAATCCGGGCTGCTGTCGATCAGCCCGCCGGAGAATCGGCCTGTGTGGAAGCCGTCTACGCGTAAACTGGTTTGGCCTAACGGTGCGGTGGCGACCACGTTCAGTGCGGAGGAGCCGGACAGTCTGCGCGGGCCGCAGTGCGAGGCGTATTGGGCGGACGAGCTGGCGAGTTGGAAATACCCGGACGCGTGGGACCAGTTGCAATTCGGCGCGCGTCTGTCGGGCAAGGTGCGCGGGATTGTTACCACAACGCCGCGCCCGACGCAGTTGATCAAAACGCTTATGCAACGGGATGATGTGGTGGTAACGCACGGCACTACGTTCGAGAACGAGGCGAATTTGTCGCCGTCGGCGGTGGCGGCATTAAAGGCGCAATATTTGGGTACGCGTCTGGGGCGTCAGGAACTGGAGGGGCATATCCTGGACAACAATCCGGGCGCGCTGTGGAAACGCGAGACGCTTGATCGCGCGCGTGTGTCGCAATTACCCAAGGGCGTGGAATTGACGCGGGTGATTGTGGGCGTGGACCCGTCCACGACGGCGACGGGCGACGAGTGCGGCATTGTTACGGTAGGCTGCGGCAGTGACGGTCTGATTTATGTACTGGACGATAGCAGCGTACAGGGCACGCCGATAGTATGGGCAAAACGCGCTGTTTCCGCGTACCTGGCGCATGATGGCAACGAGATTGTTTATGAGGGGAACCAGGGCGGCGAGATGGTGGCTCAGACGCTGATGACGGTCGCCACGGTCCCGCTACGCCGCGTGTTCGCCAGTAAAAACAAGCGCGCGCGCGCCGAGCCCATTAGCATGCTTTACGAGCAGGGCCGCGTCAGGCATGTGGGCAATTTTTATAATTTGGAGGATGAGTTGTGTGAATGGGAACCCGGGTCCGGCGCGAGTCCGAACCGGCTGGATGCGCTGGTATGGGCGGTGACGTGGGCGCACCACGAATACAGGCCAAGAACGAAAGCGAGGGTATACAAATGACGAACGGAATATATACTCGCCCGACAATCAGCATGGATCAGATCAAGGCGCTTGATGGGCAGTTAAAACCTGCTGACGTGGACAGGCTACACTGGCTGGGCGAACAGGTGCCGGACAACGGGACGGTGGTGGAGATCGGATCGTACAAAGGCAAATCAACCGCGGCGATATTATCCGGGATGCCGGACACCGCGCGACTCGTGGCAATAGACCCGTGGTGTTTGCTGGTCGACAATCCCACTTATGGCGGACTTGACGTGGTCACCGCATTCCGCGACCAGATCGCACCGTGGCAACAGCGTGTCACACAGGTAATCGGATGGCCGGTTGAGGTGGCCGCGTGGTGGAACGCGCCGATAGACCTGCTATTTGTTGATCTCGTGAAAGATTATGCGCGTCTGTCGCAGGTGTGGCGCGCGTGGATACCACATTGCGTGGGCTGGGTGGCGAGTCATGACTACCACGAAGACCCCGAGCACAAACAGTATTATCCGGGAGTGCACCAAACATTAAACGAGATTGTTAAGCCCGCCACAACAGACCATAACTGGCAGGAATATTCTTACACGTGGAGTGGGAGAATTAAATGACGCGCGATAAAATCAACGTCATCTACAACCACAAAATGGATTGGATACTTGCCCGACTTGCCAAAGGCTTGATTGTAGGATTACCAAACGCGCGGGATGTGGACTATGGTGACGATGCCTTGATCAATGCCCCGGATACGGCCATAAATTATTATATCAACCTACGCACGGGATACAAGAAACCGTCGGCGGCTATTGACGTGGGCCTGTTTGACCACAAGGCGCCGGACGCAGACGACTATAGCAAGGCGCAAAAACTTGACCACGTCGTGTGTATCGCCCCGCAATATCAGCGCTTCTTGAAAAACATGGGCGTAGATGCGACCCTGGTCATGTTGCCTGTGGATATGGCGGCATACACGCCTAAATTGGTATTGGGTTTTTGTGGTAAATTTCAGGTAGGCCCGTACAATCAGGACACGCGCAAGGGCCGGGCGATACTGGACCGTATTGCCGCGCTGACGTTTGTCGACCTGCGCTGTACAGACGGGCAGATACCCGATGCCGATATGCCCACCTGGTATAGGGGACTGGACTATGTGCTTGTGACCAGTACTGTTGAGGGCGGACCGATGTGCTTATATGAGGCGCTGGCCTGCGGAGTACGCGTCATTATCCCGCGGACTGTCGGCGGGGCGGAACTGTTCCCGGACGGGACAATAGATTACCCCGCAAGCGACGAGGCGGCGCTGGAGGCAGTGTTACGCTCGCTGTATGCGGAAAAACAGCGACTGGCCGATATGGTGCGCAGTTACACCTGGGATTATTGGGTTGACCAGCACGCCGTAATATTTAGCCGACTACAGGAGCAGCGCGCGCCGACCATAGAGCCGTGTGATTACGACCGGGCTATCGTCGTTGTTGCCACGCCGGAAATCCACGAAATCACGCGGCACACACTGCCTGCTATCGAGGCATACGCCCAGCGGTGCAACGCGGAACTAATCGTGTGGCGGGACTGCCCGCCCGAATACCAGCACCCTAAATACAGGCTTATGGCGCTGCGCGATGTCAAAGCGCAGCGAGTGCTTCATCTGGACGCGGACTGTTACCCGCTACCGGACGCGCCGGATATATTCGATGAGTACCCGCCGGGGGCTGTATACGCCTGGGACGAGATGGAGATCCGATCTTGGCACACCGTGCGCGGATTCCAGCGGACCATAAACTGCCACGTGGGCGCGGCCGCGGCATGGGACCGGCACTGGTGGAATCCCGGCGTAATGCTATGCGATCGCGAGCACCTGCGATTATTTGAGATGCCACCGTGGAACGTGACCGACAAAACACATTTGTGGTTCGGCGACACGGTCAAGAACCAGCCTTGGATAAATTGGCGCATACGAAAGTGTGGTATACCTGTCAAGCGACTGGATAGACGCTATAATTGTATTACCAGCCTTGCTGATGCAAAGCCGGACAACGCATACATATTGCATTTCGGCGCGGAAAAGATACCAGAGTCCTGGCAAAAAAAAATGTCCATGGCAAAACAATATACCGCTATGCCAGAAATAAAACCAAGCGTCATATTGCCTGTACAGTCCAGCCGTGTGCTTATGGCGACCGTAGTCAGCGGGGATGCGTTCGAGGCGCTGTATACGCTCACGGGGCCATACCACGAGGCATACGCGCGCAAGCACGGCTACGACTACCGCGTGATACGCGAGCCCAAGCGCAAGGACTGGCCGTCGCCGTCATGGTGGAAACTGGAACTGTACCACGACCTCAGCGACTACGACTGCGTGGTATTCGTGGATGCGGACGCGTGGCCCTGGCACGACGCGCCGGACATTACGCAGGCGGTCCCGCGCGGCAAGTTCGGCGCGTTCAATTCGCTAACGCTGTCCTACATGAATGACCGCAATTGTCACAGTCAAAAGTCGTATCGTGATTGGTGTGAGCGAGCGGGCCTACACTGGCAAGATCATGACCCGATTGATATCGGCTATTACATCAACGGCGGCGTATGGGTGTGCTGGCGTGACGCGTGCGAAGTGTTGACCTGCGCGGCGCCCGTGGAGACTCCGTTATACGTCGAGCAGCACCAGATAAATTGGAATCTGTATGAGCGGCCGGGGCTGTACTGCGAACTGGGGCGGGAATGGAATTTCGGTCACCTGAATGTGTCAGGGAATACGCAGGCATGTATTCAGCGTAGCGTGTATATCGCGCATTTGACCGGCGTGACGAAAGAGCGCCGGGAACGTATTTTCAGGCGTTGCATTTCGCAACGTCAAATATTGCTCAACCAACAAGGAGAAAAGATAACATGGCCTTAATCAGCGAGCTGCTGGAATACAAGTCAGACAAACAGAAGGCCCACGACGAGGCGTTTAATTTTTACGATAGTGTTGTGCAGTTATCGTTTTTGTCTGACAAGATGCGGACGTTTTTTAACAGGAACCCCATTTACAATCAAAACTGGTGCGCCACCATAGTGAATGCCGTTACAAACAAATTGGGCATTGACGGGTTCGTGTTTGCGCACCAGCCGGACGCGTCGGGCAACCTGTCCGAGGATGCGCGCGCGGGCGTGTGGGGCGCCATATGGGACCGGAACGGCATGCAAAGCAAGGCCGACCTGGTCCATGAACACGCGCACGTCTGCGGCGAGGGATTCGTGATCCCCGACGTTCTTAACGGCGAGGTGCGCGCGTTCGTGCAAGACCCGCGTTCCATTGTCGCGCTATATAACGGTCCCGACCCGGACCAGATTACGCAGGCGGCAAAGTTCTTTGTCTGGGGCGGACGCCACCATGCGCGAGTATGGGAACTAATGGATGACGGGCGCGTATGGACGCAGGACTTTGACGGGGGGGCCACCACGAGCCGCACGGAATCCGGCGCGGACGCGTCGGCAATGAAGCACTATATTGAGACAAGTGACGCGATCCGCACGGAATACACGCGCGTGCCCGTGTTCCATTTTCGGCGTAGCTTGCGCCACATCAAACCGGAGTTCTATCAGGTGGTGGACATCCAAAAGTGCATCAACCATGTCAACACGGCATTGGGCTACAGCGCCGAGAACGCGGCCATGAAAATACGCGCGGCCATTACGCGCCAAGACTTGGCCGATGTGCGGCGCGACCTTGAGCCGGGCGGCGTGTTGCAACTTGAACCGGCGGCACTCGGTGAGCAGCCAGTAAGCGTCATGGAGATGGGCGCGGAGGATTTGGCGCAGTACATTTCCATCATCGACGCGCAGATCAATTACATGGGGTCCATTACCGCGACGCCGCGCCATTATTTCGCGGATGCCGGTGTACTGTCCGGCGAGGCGTTGCAGGCCATGGAAGCGCCGCTGATAGCCAAGGTGGAACGGTACATGCGCCTGCATGCGGAGCAATGGGAAGATTTGTGCGCGTTCATGTTGACCATGGACGGGAGTCCTACCAGTGCAGACGAGGTGACTTGTGCATTCAAAGACCCGCATACGACGCTAACAATAACGCAGGCGCAGGCGCGGTTGACCAACGTACAGGCGGGTCTACCACTTACAACGCAGCTGCGGCTTGAGGGCTGGCGGCGGTTTGAGATTGAGAACATGCTTATTGACCGGGACAACGAGCGCACAGTAGACTTGGACGAGGCGCAATTACAGGAGGTCTATGACCGCATGAGCACGGCCAACGCGCGGTTAGTCGAGCCGCTAATGAAAGAGGCGCTGGACGCCATAAGCGTGGCCGCGCTGGACGTGGTCGCCCGGTCCAAACTGGTCGAGCGTGCCGTGGCCGCCCCGCCGGAGGCGGCTGAATCATGAACGTGCTAAGCGAAGCGGAACAACTGGAAGCGCAGGTCATGGCCGAGGAGATGTTTGATGAGGCCGTGGAAAAAATCAGGGAGGCCATGGCTTCAGCTACCGTTGCGGGAGATGCCGCCTATTTTACGGGCAAGGTGTCTGAACTGACCCTATCCCGCGCGCGTCGACTAGCCGAGACGGCTGCCAAATCGCTGGCGCAGGATTTGACCAAGGCCGAGCTGAAAAAAATAGGCGAGACAATAGCGCAGGCAATGATAGACGGAAAACGGCCGCTTGACATTTACAACAAATTGCAGGAGGTGAAATCACTTGACAGCAATCGCGCCAAGACCTACGATAACTTGAAAAAGAAACTGGAAAAGTCCGGCCTGTCACCGGACGCGCAAAAGAAATTACTGGACAAGGAATACCAGCGCCTGTTACAGGAACGGCGCAAAGTCATAGCCCAGACCGAGGGCCGATATGCAACTAGCGAGGCGCGTGCGCTGGAGGCGGAGGCGCGCGGTGATGAATACAAGGTCTGGTACATACAAGGCGATGAGCGCACCTGTGATATCTGTTCGGGGAACGAAGCGGACGGTGTAATTCCGATCAAACATCCATTTCGCAGCGGGCATGATCACACGCCAGCACACCCGGCCTGCCGGTGCTCTGTCTCTTACATTCGAGATGGGCGGCCGCGAGAAATAGCGGAACGCAGATCAGCCGAAAGAATAGCACGAACCAAAGAACTAAGAGGAGAAGAATAATATGGCCGAACCCAAAAAACAGGCGCAAGACGAAAATACACTTGACACAGGGGACGATCCTGTGTTACTTTTTAGTCAGAGCCAGACGCTGATTAATCGGATGTATGGAATCCGGCAATCGGCAAAAGCGCTTGCAGCGCAGAGCGAGCAGATTATAGAATATCTGCGGACAAAACGACAGTTGAAAAAAACAGACTCTTAAAATACTAGCAGAGTATAGAGCCCGACCCCGGCAGTAATGCCTGGGGGCGGGCTCTTTTTTTTTTACAACCGAGGAGAAACAAGTATGGCACAGGACAAGGCAAAACCGGACGTAACGGCAACGACCAGCGCAACCATTGCCGGGGGCGCTGACGGGGCCGTGACGGACGCGGACAGCCAACAGACTGACGAGCGAGCGGGCTGGTCCCGCGAGGAGTGGGAACGATTCGCATCAAGCGAAGCAGACCGGCGCGTGACGCAGGCGCTGAAACAAAAAGAAACCGAGTACAAAACCCTGCTATCCGACCGGGAAAAAACTGCTGAAGAAAAATTGAAGGCGTATGAAACACAACTAGCGAATGAGCGCGCGCGCGCCGTGTTCGCGGAGCAGGCACTGGAAAACAATGTCAGCGATATCAAGGCGGCATGGGCGGTTGCCCGTGAATACGGTCTGGTATCAGATGACCGGGTTGACTGGAGCGAACTCCGCGAACGGCACCCGTCGCTATTCGCGCAACGAAAACAAACCAGCGCGGCATCCGCGCCGGGCGACGTGAACGGGCAGCCGCCCGACATAAACACGCTGCTCCGGCGGGCGGCTGGTTACGGGAGATAATTTAAATGGCTGTATACAACAGTGAAATTGCCGCCGCACAACTGAGCGCGGCAATGCAGCAACCGGCCGTTGTCAACGAGATTTTTCAGTTGGCCACGAACAACAGTATTGCAATGACCAAGGCGCGCCGCCTGCCGAACATGGCGACCACAACGGCGCGTATGAGCGTATTGAATCTTTTGCCGATTGCCTATTTTCAGGCGACCGGCACCACGCTGAAACAGACCACCAAAGCCGCGTGGGTCGGCAAGACCATTACCGCCGAGGAGTTGGCCGTCATTGTGCCCATCAGCGAGAACGTGCTGGCTGATGCCGTGAACATCGACATTTGGGGCGAAATCAAGCCGCTTGTTGCGGAGGCCATGGGCCTTGCTATTGACGCGGCGGTATTCCACGGGACCAACCTGCCTGCCACATGGATCACCGATTCCGGCGGCACCAGCAAAAGCCTGGTCGCGGGCGCAACGGCTGCGAGCACGACCATCGCCGAAGGCACCAACCTGGATTTGTATGATGACATTTTCGGCGAAAATGGCGTCATGTCGCTTGTCGAACAACAGGGCTTTATTGTGGACGGCCATGCGGCAGCGCCGTCGCTGGCTGGTAAACTGCGCGGGCTGCGTTCGGGCAACGAAACCTATGGCGCGGGCATGCCGGTGCTTGGCACGGACGGGTCGCTCGGCGGTATCCCGATCACCTACGCGAGGAACGGCGCCATTGACGCCGCCAGCGCGCTGCTTATTTCCGGTGACTGGAGGCAGCTAGTGTATTCAGTACGCCAGGACATTACCGCGACGCTGGCGAACCAGGGCGTTGTCCAGGATGCCGACGGCGACATTCAGTATAACCTGTTCCAGCAGGACATGGTCGCCATGCGTTTTGTATTCCGGCTGGGCTTCCAGATCGCTAATCCGGTCACGCAACTGAGCAGCACGGAAGCGACCCGCTACCCGTTCGCCATATTGACCCCGGCTGCGAGCTAATGAGCGCATCAGCCACAGACGTAGCGCGGGTCCGGCAACTTGCCGACGTGACAGTGACCGATTTCAGCGACGGCGCGATCACAGCGATAATTGAACTGTTCCCGGTCAAAGACAGCGCAGGCTATACGCCCATTGAGGATGACTGGACAGCGACATATGACCTGTATCGCGCCGCTGCTGATGTGGTGGAAATACGCGCGGCAAAACTGGTCACGCGCTACGACGTGACCGCAGACGGGGCGACTATGGCCCGGTCGCAAATGCAGGACCAGATGCGGCGTCTGGCGCAGCGGTTGCTATCCCGCGCCAAGCCGCGTTTCTCAAACCCTGTGTTTGACGACGACGACAAGGACAATTCCGGCAATGCTTGACGATTTTGAATATGACGCGTGGCGCGATGACGCGGCCGATACCATGCGCGACAAGTGCAAAATCGGAGTGAAGACGCTTACCAGCAGCTACGACCCGACTGATATTACTTGGACGTATGGCGCTGAAATCGATTGTGGCTTTAACTCCAAAATGTCCCGCGAATCCTATGACGGCAGCGCGGCGACGGTAACGGACGCCCGCTGCCGCATAGGGCTGGACAACCTGATCGGAGGGCATGACCGGATACACCTGACGCAACGGGACGGCGATACCGTAAGTGAATACTATTCCATAATCGGCGAACCGCGGCGCGGTATTTCGGCATATGTATTGCATCTGAAACGACTGGTCGGGAACAGTACCACATGACGCAGATCATTGACAGAAGCGATAACGTGCGGCTGGCGGCCAAATTGAAAGCCATGGATATAATTAAAGATTTCTGTAGCGCCATGGCAGACGCAACGCGTGTAAAGAGCCCTGTCGCAACGGGACACAACCGCGACAGCATAGCCTGGGAATCCAGCGGCCTTAGCGGAAAAGTATTTTCTGAGTCCGGGTATGGCGGTTGGCTGGAAATCGGTACATCGAAAATGCCAGCACGTCCGTATTTCAGGCCCGCGTTTGAAGAGACGGCAAGGGATATTAAATGAGCGGCGGCACCACCACGTTGGACCGACTTTGCACGTTTTTGGATACCGCGCTTGACGGAGATGCGGACGTGTGGCGCACGGCGTTACCGCCTGGATATGACAACACGGACGCGGCCTGTGTGGTGTCCATGCAAGATGAGCGTCACCACCAATCGCGCGCGGATAGGGATGTGCGCTTTGAGGTGCGCTGTTATGGCGGGTCCAACAAGATTGCCGATGCCGTCGTGTTGGGCGAGATTGTGATTGAGTGCTTAAACAACGAGCGTAGTTATGCGCTGCATATTCAGCGTATAGGCGAGGTGACCGGGCAGGAATTGCCGCCGGAAATAGATACCGGATGGCCGTCCTACCGGGTAACTGGGCGGCTACGCATGACAGACAATTAAGGAGACAGTAATGGCAACAAGTGTAGTACACAGAATTTCCATACATGATACGATGGGCACCGCACCGCCGACGGAACCGGCGTTGGGTAGTAATTATGACGCAGCCACGTTGCAGGCGGCGGGCTGGGTGACCATCGGCAGCGTAGACATGGGCGACGACTGCAACCTGGACAGCGAGAGTATTGAACAGTCGCCGTTGTTCGAGGGCGTCGAAATCCTGCCGCCCGGCAGTCTGACGCGCAACAAAACTATTGTACGCCACAACGGTATTGACGAGGTCACGTTTACCGCGTATGACGTCTCGCAAGATTGCTGTGAACTGGAAAGCACGACCACCACCGAGGGCGCGGTAATCACGCGCGGTCGGGACGTGGTATACAGGTCCATGCTGATCGAGGTGGACGGGATACGCAGCGACTTTTATCCGCGCGTGCTGCTGCGCATCTCCAGCGAGCCCGGCGGCTACGGTCCTGGCGATGATGCCGTTATGAAAACGGAGTTTACCGCAATCGTGCACAACTACGATCACAGCGCGCATGCCGGGACGTATACCAAAGACGCGCCAACCGGCCGCGTACAGACCTATTACGCGGCAGCCAGTTAAAATGGACAAGCAATCCCATGAAATGGCGGCGGAGTCTCGTGCGAATGAGGCCGCGATACTTGGGGGCCGGTCCCGGCGCGCTGTGATTTGCGGGCGTGAGTACACGTTTCTGCAGCCCAGCCGCCGGGATAACCGGCTCATGTTTGGCGATGTGGTCCGCATTCAGCAACTGGGCCTCAAGCCGGAGAATCGCGCCCGCGTGTTAATGGAAATGTTTAATTTCCTGATCGACTGGTTCCCTGCGATTGCCGCCGACGAGGTCAAAATAGATGACACGCTGAACGCGGAAATGTCGCAGGGGAATAGCGCCACGGCCATGGAGATTATCACGGCGTGGCAGGAGGTCGCGTTGCTGGTCAGCCGCCCTTTCCAGAATACGGCGTTGACAGAAAAAACCGAGACGGGCACCTAGAAAGCAAGGTCTATGATCTGCTTATGCGTGAGTATGGTATTCCGTTCAATCTAATAGAGACGACGTGGACCGAGGAACAGTTCCAGTTGTTTGTGCAGACCATAATACGCCGTCGCGAAGAAGAGCGCAAGGCGATTGAAAAGGCACACGGAAAGCAGCACGGCCGACAACGATACAGGTAACAGCACATGGCCATTCAAGCAGGTGATGCAGTATGGACCATTCGCGCCGATGACCAGACTGCGGCGGGATTAAATTCTGCACTGAACCGCGTTCAGGGCACGACCATGAACATGACACAGGCCATGGGCACGGTCGGGCGCGGCATGACAGCGATGGGCGCGGCGATTACCGCGCCGCTTGCGCTGGGAATCAAAAATACCATGGATTTCGGCAGCGCCATGGCCGAGGTCAGTACACTGGGCGTACAAGATTTGAGTACACTCGGCGATGCCGTAAAGGACGTATCGGCAACGTATGGGCTGGATTTGCTCGATGCCGTCGAGGCCACTTATCAGGCGTTATCTGCAAGCGCAACGGAATACGAAACTCCGCAGATTCTCGCTGAATCGGCTAAAGCGGCGGCGGCAGGGCAGTCAGATTTGTCCACAGCGCTGCAGATGGGCGTACAGGTGGCGAGTGCATTCGGCATTGAATACAAGGACTTGAACACAGTATTTAACGACGTATTTCTCACCATTAAATACGGTATTACGCGGTTTGACGATTTGGCGAGCAGTGTGGGTCGCGTCGCTCCGATATTTAAGGGCGCTGGAGTAAGCGCGCATGAATTGTTTGCAGCGATTGCCGCGCTTACTAAGGGCGGCCTATCCACGGCAGAAGCGGTCACGGCGTTGCGCGGGGTGATGACGGCAGTGATATCACCAACCAGCGAGGCGGCAGAACTGGCCGACACATTAGGCCTGAATTTTAGCGCAACTGCATTGAAAACGGAGGGGCTTAGCGGGTTTATTGACTTGCTTAATGAGGCGATGGCAAATTCAAGTGATGCGGGCCTCCAGCAATTGGCGGTGAACCAGCAGCAGATAGCCGCCTTAGAGGCTAAAGGAACACTGACTCAGGACGAACAAAAACAGCTGGAGGCGCTGCGCGGG